AGGGGACATAGACCTTATGAGTTGGTCACGATCACAAGCGGCAGTGGTATGGGAAAGTCCCAATTTATCAGAGAAATTGAGTACGATCTACTACGCCGATGCGAAGGCAATATTGGAGTCTTGGCGCTTGAGGAAGATCTGGCCCGAACAAGCCTTGGTATCATGTCGGTGGCGGCAAACAGGCCCCTACACTTGGAAGAGGACACGCCTGTGGACCAACTTCGACCTTTTTGGGAGGCCACACTGGGCACAGGACGTTACTACTTATTCGACCATTGGGGGTCTACTTCAGCGGATAACTTGCTCGCCCGTGTTCGCTACATGGCAAAAGCGCTTGACTGCAGGTACGTCGTACTGGACCACTTGTCCATCGTCGTGTCTTCCCAAGAGTCCGGAGACGAGCGTAAGGCCATTGACGAGATCATGACCAAGTTACGTACGCTTGTGGCAGAGACAGGCATTGGTCTGTTCCTCGTGTCACACCTTCGTCGATCCCAAGGTAAGGCACACGAGGACGGTGCTCAGATATCCTTGGGTGAACTACGGGGTTCCCAAGCGATTGCACAACTGTCCGACATAGTAATAGGTATGGAGCGTGACCAGCAGAACGCTAACGAAGACATCAGGAACACGACTACTGTTCGAGTCCTGAAGAATCGTTACACTGGTGAAACTGGACCAGCGTGTTACTTACAGTACGACAGAAGTACCGGAAGAATGACAGAAGTAGCTAACCCTGAAGTAGGAGCAGACTTTTGATCTACCTTGATCTTGAGGCCAACGGTTTAACTCCTGACACCATTTGGTGTGTTGTAACACGGGAGAACGGTGTTTCACAGGTACATACCAACCGTAGTACCCTCTGTGAGGCTCTGGCTGGCTCTGTGAGCGTTTGTGGACACAACCTGATAGGTTATGACCTCCCAGTGCTAAAGCGTCTCTGGGGGCTTTCTGTGGCTCCTGAGCGCATAGTGGACACACTGGTGTTGTCACGTTTGTTTGACCCAAGCAGACAGGGTGGACACTCGTTGCGGGCTTGGGGTGAAACCTTGGGCTTTCCAAAGGGTGACCATGACGACTGGTCGTGTTTGTCTCCCGCTATGATTGACTACTGCATACAGGACGTAGCAGTCACAGAGGCAGTACATCAGCAGCTTGTCAAGGACATGCAAGATTTTGACCCTAAGTGTATCGAATTGGAACACAAGGTTCAGTTTGCAGTCCAACAACAAGAGCGCAATGGTTGGGTCTTAGATCAGCAATTGGCTAATGAGTTATGTGCAACATTCAAGGAAGGCATGAATGCAATTGAAGCCGAACTACAAGAGATGTTCCCGCCCATTGTCGAAGAAAGGATTTCTGAAAAGACAGGGAAACGACTTAAGGACAAAGTTACAGTTTTCAATGTTGGGTCCAGACAACAAGTTGCAGAACGACTTGCAACTAAGGGTGCGAAGTGGAACGAGAAGACGCCAAGCGGAAAGCCCGTTGTCGATGAAAAGACGCTTAAGGAGAACAACCACGTCCCTGAGGCAGGAAAAGTTTTGGAGTACCTTACTCTTCAAAAGCGATATGCGCAAGTACATTCTTGGTTAGAAGCCGTTAAGGAGGACGGTAGAGTACACGGTCGTGTCATTAGTAATGGAGCAGTAACAGGTCGAATGACACATCAGAGTCCCAACATGGCCCAAGTCCCAGCAAGCCACAGTCCTTATGGACATGAGTGTCGCTCCTGCTGGACTGTACCTGAAGGGAAGAAGCTAGTAGGTTTCGACGCTAGTGGCCTTGAGCTACGAATGTTGGCGCACTACATGGACGACAAGGAGTTTACCAATGTCCTCCTCACCGAAGACATTCATACACGAAACCAAATGGCTGCAGGGCTTGAAACAAGACCTCAAGCAAAGACTTTCATATACGCTTTCCTCTACGGGGCTGGAGATGCCAAAATTGGAAGTGTCGTTGGAGGAAGCGCAAGAGATGGCGCAGATCTTAAACAGCGATTTCTCCGAAATACACCTGCTCTTGAAAGTCTACGAGAACGGGTTACTAGAGCATCTCAGCGAGGCTATCTCAGAGGACTTGATGGTAGAAGGCTTAGAGTTAGATCTGAACATGCTGCATTGAATACTCTGCTCCAAGCAGCAGGTGCAATCGTAATGAAAAAAGCACTGGTGATCTTGGACGACTACGCACAGCAGTGGAAACTTAACTACAAATTCATAGGTAACATTCATGACGAAGTACAATCGGAGGTGGCTGCAGACCAAGCAGAGAAGTTTGGCTGGCTCGCAGTGGAGTGCCTCAAGGCGGCAGGCGTGGAGTATAACCTTAGATGCCCCCTTGACGGAGAATACAAAGTCGGTACAACATGGGCGGAGACACATTAATGGAAATGAGTAAGAGCAGAAAAGGAGACTTTGCGGAGTTCTATGCAGTTACTTGGCTTTGGGACAACGGGTACGAAGTGTTTCTAAACGCAGGCTGCTCAGGGCCTATTGACATGATTGCTACAAAAGATGGAGAAACAGTTCTAATTGACGTAAAGACTTCTCAGTACGATCCTAGAAACGATCTCTGGACCGTACGTTCATATAGAAGTGACCAGCAAAAAAAGTTAGGTGTTGTTTACTTGCTTTTTGACGCAGAAACACGTAAACTTAGATGGGTTAACCACAGAGATGCAGAAGACAAGCAATTAGGACTGGAATTAGTATGAAGAATGTATACACATTAGTAGACGACATCTACAAACTTGTTAAGACCAAGAGAGTAGACAAAGACGTTGACATCGAAGAGTGCATAGACCTATTCGGTGAAAACGTGAAAGACCTTATGCGTAAGGAGTTTGGACAGAGACGTGCTTGGGACGGTCGTAAGTTACGTATGTCCAACATAGGCAAGGGAGACCGCTTCTTATGGAATCACTACAACAATGTTCAAAAGTCAGAGGAGATGCAAGGACATACTCTTGTTAAGTTCCTTTACGGCCATCTGATTGAAGAACTATTACTATTCCTAACGAGGGCATCAGGACATGAGGTTACCGCCGAACAGAAGCAGTGTGAAATCAAGGGCATTACGGGTTCTATGGACTGCAAAATTGACGGTGTTGTCACAGACGTTAAGAGTGTTTCGAGCTACGGGTTTAAGAAATTCAAAGACGGTACTCTGGCTTACGATGATCCATTTGGATACGTCGCTCAAATTAAAGGATATGCAGAGGCAGAGGGTCAGACAACTTTTGGCTGGCTTGCGATGGACAAACAAAATGGACACCTGACTTACCTCATGTACGATCAGCAGGACACTCAAGCCCCTGTGTACGAGAAGATAGGGTTTGACATCACAGACCGCATTGAGCACGTACAGTTAATGGTGGAGAAGCAAGAGCCGCCAAAGCAGTGCTACGAGCCAAAGCCAGACGGCAAGAGTGGTAACATGAAGTTGGACATCGGTTGCTCGTACTGTGCGTACAAGAAAGCCTGTTGGCCCGGCCTACGTGCCTTCTCTTATTCAACAGGTCCAAGGTTTTTAACGGAGGTGGTCAATGAGCCGAAGGTCCAAGAAATCAGCATTTAGAAGCACGTTTGAAGAAGATGTCAGCAAGATACTGAAGGATTTTGATTATGAACCATTCACGGTCCCTTACGTTATTAGTCGGTCTTACCGTCCTGATTTCGTACATAATGCTTCCGGTACTCTTGTTGAATGCAAAGGATATTTTCGGGACGGAGACACGAAGAAGTACACCAGTGTCAGAGACAGTCTCCCCGAAGGACAAGAGCTAGTGTTTGTTCTGATGTCGCCCAACAAAAAGATACGAAAAGGTGCCAAAATGACAATGGCACAATGGTGTGACAAAGAAGGAATACTATGGTATAATATAGAGACATTACAGGAGTTGATTAACTATGTCACTAACACTAGAGGAAGTTAAGGAACGCCTCTTGAAAACCTTTGACCCGGACGACCTGCTGGAGGCCCTACAGATAACCTCAGAAGAGATGCTGGACAGGTTTGAGGACAAGCTAATCAACAGACTAGATGTGTTTGAACAAGAGCTAGAGGAGGAAGAAAATGAGTATTGACGATGCGACTCCTGCAGAGTGGGACACAATTACTGCACTAAACAACCTGTCCGTAAGGAAACCGAAGAAGGTAGACCCTGTGGACCAACCTGACCACTATAACAAAGGATCAATCGAAGCTATCGAAGCAATCAAAGCGTCCATGCCTGAACATGAGTTCAATGGTTATCTCAAGGGTAACGCACTGAAGTACCTCTGGCGCTACGACTACAAAGGTAAACCAGTGGAGGACTTACGTAAATGCCGCTGGTACATCGAACGACTAATCAAGGAACTAAATTAATGGACGCATATCAACAGTACATACACAAGTCACGATACGCTCGTTACCTACCAGAGGAACAGCGACGGGAGACTTGGGAAGAAACAATTGACCGCTACCTAAACTTCTGGATTGAGAAGGGCAAGCTAACACTTGAGCAGGCTAACGGAATCTTTGCAGACATCCATGACATGGGCGTTATGCCCTCCATGCGAGCACTCATGACTGCCGGAGAAGCACTAGACCGTGACAATGTAGCTGGGTTTAACTGCTCCTACATGCCTATCGACCACCCTAAAGCATTTGACGAGATGATGTACGTCCTAATGTGTGGCACTGGAGTGGGCTTTAGTGTAGAGCGTCAGTACGTAACAAAATTACCAGAAGTAGCAGAGGAATTCCATGATACCGATACCGTTATACATGTCGCCGATAGTAAAATTGGATGGGCTAAAGCTTACCGGGAACTTGTTAGCTTGTTGTATTCAGGCCAACTTCCGAAATGGGACGTGTCTGGAGTACGACTTGCAGGGGCAACCCTTAAGACCTTCGGAGGTAGAGCATCTGGTCCAGAACCTCTTGTCGATTTGTTCAACTTCACAGTCAGCGTCTTTCGGGAAGCTGCTGGACGTAAACTTAGCTCCATTGAGTGCCACGATATCTGCTGTAAGATTGCACAGATCGTCGTTGTCGGAGGTGTACGCAGGTCCGCTCTCATCAGTCTGTCTAACCTCACTGACGATAGACTCCGACGATGCAAGTCAGGCCAGTGGTGGCAGGATAACCCTCAGCGAGGACTAGCGAACAACAGCGCATGTTATACAGAGAAGCCAGACTTTGAGGCGTTTTTAAATGAGTGGAAAAGTTTATACGAGTCCCGCTCCGGAGAACGAGGAATGTTCTCTAGAGTCGCAAGTCAAAAGCAAGCTGCAAAGAACGAGCGACGAGATGCTACCTATGATTTTGGAACTAATCCATGCTCAGAGATCATCCTCAGGCCCTACCAGTTCTGCAATCTATCGGAAGTTGTTGTCAGGGCAGGAGATACGTTGTCAGACCTTAAACGAAAAGTTCGTGTTGCAGCTATCCTTGGGTCTCTTCAGGCTACGCTAACCGACTTCCGCTACTTACGTAAGGTATGGCAGAAGAATACAGAAGAAGAAGCACTGCTTGGTGTATCACTAACAGGCATCATGGACCATGCCGTGTTGTCAGGGAGGGAAGACCGTGAAAAACTTAAAGATTGGCTCGTGGCTCTCAAAGAGGAAGCGATTAGTACTAATGCGGAATGGTCTAGCAAGCTTGGTATTAATCTTAGCACTGCCATTACTGCTGTTAAACCTTCCGGTACTGTTAGTCAGTTGGTTGATTCTGCTTCTGGCATCCACCCTAGATACTCAGATCAATACATTAGACGAGTTAGAGCAGATGCAAGAGACCCGCTCTGTCAAGTCCTTGAGGCAGCAGGAGTGCCCGTAGAGGACGACGTAATGTCACCCACTACCAAGGTATTCTCCTTCCCCATAAAGTCGCCTGAGGGGGCTGTGGTGGCCTCTGAGATGGGTGCTATGGAGCAACTTGAGCTTTGGGAGATCTATCAGGACTTCTGGTGTGAACATAAGCCGTCAATGACGTGTTACTACCGTGACGACGAGTTCCTTGAGGTGGGTCAGTGGTTGTACAACAAGTTCGACAAGATCAGTGGCGTAAGCTTCCTACCCTACTCAGAGCATACGTACCAACAGGCTCCTTATGAACCTATTGATCTAGAGACGTTTGAGAAGTTGAAGGAGGAGTTTCCTGAGACCATCGACTGGAACATCTCTGAGAACTCTGACATGACTGAAGGGTCACAACAGTTGGCTTGTACAGGTAATAACTGCGAGTTGTAAACAAAAGGGGGCCTTAGTGCCCCCGTTCTTTCAAGGTGTGTTTATGAACATTAAACGTGATATTGAGATACGCATAAGAGTACTTGAGAACAAACTACAGAAGTCTATCCCCGCAGCCCGAAATAACGAGATACGGGGAGAGATCATGGGCCTGAAGTGGGTGCTAGAGCGTCTCTAGTGCCTACATCACCATGTTACGCATAGGTGCAGACACTTGTTCTGCTTGCAGGTCTCTGTTTACTTCTTCTTGTCTTCTTATGTAATTACGGACTTCTGCTTGGTCTTCTTCAGGCAACGATGTCATTATGTCAGTAACTAAGTTGCCTGCAGCAGTTAGCATTGCGTCTCTAGAAGCAAAGTTTTTATTCTGAAAAGTTATTAGTCTGTTTACGTTAGCTGGCTTGTAAGCGGCCTTGGCTAGGAAGACAGGCATAGTCAAGATCGCAGCAGCACCTGCTAACCCACCAGCGGTCCCTACTACAGGAGCCGCAGCTGTCCCTGCCACTAACGAAGGACCAAACCTCAATAATTCAGTACCGGCTCCATATTCCTTAGTTCGCAACATAAGTTCACCAATGTTACTACTAGGAAACTGTGACGCTTCAGACATCAGGTTAAATAACTGACGTACTTTCGGTGCTTTATCGCCAAAAAGAATCTTAAGTTTTTCAGCGTCTTTACCCCTTTCAAAACGAGCAGCCAGCTTTTTAAATTTCTGTATATCAAAGGTTCCAGAGCCTAGTTCAGGCATGAGTACTTTTAAGTAACCTTCCTGAAGTTTAGCCATTGCCTCATCTAAAGATGCCGGAGGAGTTCCCCCTGTTTTTCTGATTGCGGCATGAGAGGTACGTAAAGATTTAATCATTGAGTTCAGGTTGTCCAAGCTTCCTGAAGAAGCCGCAAGTCCTCCTAAAGCGGCGTACTGTCCTGCCTTAGCGTTTTCTACTAAACTTTTAACATTTGTTGGA